CCCAAATAAGCCCGGCCGTACGACAGGTTTTGTCGTACAGCCAGCGCTCAGAAAGCAGAGGAACATCATCTTTATGGAAATAATGTGTCCTCAACTTCCTGTGTACCGCCTCTTTCGGCCTCTCCGTCAAGTATCCATCTCTGATCCAGCCCGCTAGGGCTGACTGAAGAAGGGCTTGCGGAAACCGTTCGAACAAGTAGGGATTTGGTAGTCGCTTTGAAGACTTCCAAGTAACCACCCTACAGGCGAAACACTGAAGCTTAGAAGAGCTGCTCCAAGTGCCACCGACCCTCCTTATGCCTGAGTTTAGCGGTGCATCTAGAGGAACAAAAACCTCTAGACCGCGACTGCGTAGTTCAGAATCAATCAGAGTCAAGGTACAAGTTAAGGGGATGTCATGTCGATATTGCCATGCCGCAAGAAGATTTCTTGCTGAAAGCAGGGCTTGATCGTCAAGAAGTGTCTTTATGTAAACACCTCTAACATTAATCCCGTTCAACCAGTCCGAGCCACAACTTTCCCGGAAATCGCCAGTGAAGAAAGTCTTCTCCTTATTAGGGAGAAAACCTGCATCTTGGCAAAGTTCGAGGAAGAGTGGGGTGCTGGCTTCGTCAAGAATAACATCATCACCGAATACCGCCAGGTTGGTATTGACCCTCGTGGTAACGCCGTTCAAGCGTTGCGCTTGATAAGCGATAGCACAAAAGATCAGTGTCTCCAGCGGGAAGGTGATAGCGTTACCCATCGACAAAGCGACCTGTCCACTAGTGACAATATCACCCCCGATTTTATAAGCGGGGGGAGTCACTAATGTGATAGCAGAGAACAACGCTGGAGGTAGTAGATACTCCAGTAGTTCCCATGACAACGAGTCAGATGCTGCAGAGAAGTCAATAGTTGATAACCCTGCGTTCATCGAACCAAGCCTTGCTAAGGCCTGATTGTATGACTGTTGAGTGGTGATGTCCAAGCCAATGAGTCTAAGCTTACGCTCAAGGAAGTGTTTCACTCCCTGTTGCATGTAGGCGTCGACCAGAGGTTGTAGAGCGATCGCCCTACGGACATCTATCTGCTTCGGTACTGTTATTAGCTCACAATAAGGCGTACACATCACATCTCTATCTCTGTACAAGCGCAGGGAAAGCGTCGAGTACAGAGGTGTATCATAGAGACGTGCCAGATCAACAAGTAGTTCTAGGCTATCAGGAGACCCGAAGGTTAGACCTTGATCAGCGAGCTTTAAAAGCCCGTTGGTACTGGTCCTTGGCCCTCGGGAACCAATAGCTGCTCCACTTGATACGCGCATGCCTTCAATGCAACACTCCCAGTGAAAATCGCTAAGGAGATTGTAAAGGAAGGCTCGTGCCAACGGCAACTCGAAACTATCGATCCGAGGGCGCATTCTCCTCTCATTAAAGAGAGCGAGAGTGCGGTCCTCGGCATCAGGTAGTTCTGAGTCAGCACATTTCTTTAGAAATGTGCGGTCCAGGACCTTTGCTGCGTGACTTTGCGTCCCGCAGTCGGTATCTAGGAATGGCTTGAGATCTGATTGTAAGCTTGAGTAAAGAGCTACGGGATTTAGGCCCACTGTAGTCACTCCGGTAAATGTGGATGGACAAGACAACTAAGCCTTGTTGTGAATCAAAGGATACCGTTAACTGCAGTATCGCCCAAGCCAGCACTTTGCTGGTTAATGAGACCGATATGCAGCGCGAGGGCCGCACGAACATTTGCGGCATCCGCAGTATCTGCACCAACCGGCACTTTAATGGTGGTAGTAACCAACATCACAGAAGCCGGCTGGCCAGCAAGGGCAGTGACGCCCTTTTGAGTCACAATAGAATAGTCATTTGTCTCCCGTTTACCAATGAGTGACAACTGACCGGTCACGGCCTGCAGGATCTTAAGAACCCGCGGCCGCCAGACTGTCGCAGTGAAAGGAGATGCCGCACTGTGTGCAGTGACACCCGTTTGGGTGCCGCCTAACGCAGTAACAGCAATCTTCTCAGCATTGACGTCTGGTGCTTTATCATCGACGAATGTATATGTCGGTGAAGTAAAGCCGGTTTGAGCACCGCCCGTTACAGGGCTTGAAGGTGTAAACATATTGGATTTCTCCGGTAAGTGATAAGAGGTAGAAGGAAGCGTTCACCAAGACTTGATCCGCATTCCCAGCAAAGCTGAGATATTCGAATTATGTCCCCAAGACATGCCATCCGAGATCTTAACGGACGGCATATAGAAGGGCATACCCGAAAGCGGTTGTCTTAAATAGTTTGTGCACTCCCAATGGAGGTTACCAAACGAACTATACCTCTGCCACCTTAGAGCACTACTTGAAGCATCAACAGGACCGGTACTAAACATACCTAGTATCCGAGTCTGCTGCGACTTCGTGCAGTACACTAAAGGGAGAGAAGCATAAGTTTGTGAGGTAATAAAGCCCGAAATGTCAACGAAATAGTCAACTAGGAACGACCAGGGAGTAATCTCCCAGACCGCACCGGGTATACTATTCAATGACAAACCGAGCCTATCGCCAAGAGACGGGCTGATATTATAACCCGCCGTGTAGCGAACACGAACAGATGAGCGTCTAAAACCCGCGTATCTGGCTGAACAGGAGTGGTAGCTGATTGGACCGGAGATATTAATTTTCGATACAATCAACTCAGGACTACGTCCTTTTATAACAAGAGACGGATATCCAGGCTCCCGACAGGCTTCAGAGAGGCCCGCAACGTCAGAGATCAGCGGCTGTAAGCCGAACTGATACTCGATCCAACGCTTAGAAAGGTCCTGAGACGCAAGTCTCCAGGGTCTTCCTTGGCGTTTGAGTTTGCGAGCGTAAGCTCCTAGCTGACCACCTCTATTATAGAAATGGTTAAAGAGGCGCAGAGAAGTCTCTCCAAGCAAGCGCTTGGTTTGAGCAATTTCCTTAAGAAAAGGAAGTGCTTGAAACTGCTCCATGCTTTTTGCTAGCTGCTTATAGAAAGATCTTAACGCAAGCTCGTCTGCCTCATCATAGTTGAGGGCTACAACGGTAGTAGGAGGATGACCGGCATTATGCCAGCCAAAACTCCACGTCGTTGTGTCCCCACCTACATTAGAGGCAGACTGCACATGCGGTTTTAGCTTCAAGATCCTCATATCACGTCTGGAATACACAGAAGATGCATCAACCTTTTTACGGATCTTCTCAGCGAAATTCGGGACAGCATCACCACTGATATTGGCCGAAAACGTCGCAGTACCCGAAGGGTCTGCGACAGTATGGCCGCCAGCAGGGGTGTAGATGTCACCTCGTGAGGCTAAGTAGACTCGGCGGGTGATGGACTTTGTGTAAGACATGACAGCTCTCCTGTATAAAGACGGGGATTTACCTTTATTCGATATCTAACACAAGTAGACCGGCACCGTTGTTCAGATTTATATAGAAGAACGGTTTACCGACTATAAGTGCCGTTGCTAAGGTCACTAACACTCTTATCTCAGCTGGCGAAAAGAGGTAATCGGTATCTTCGTCATTATAAATGAAGTTGATAACGAGATCTTCATCCGGCAGCTGTGACGCTGAGTGAAACTGGCTTAGTAAATCGGTAACGAGGGAGCAACCCTGCGTCACGCTGATAGCTCGTTCACGGGACTCGAATAACTTTACAAGCTCAGAAACGATCGTCCTTAAATCAGACGAATCGCAACCGCCGCTTGTGTAGTCAACTCGAAGTGTCTTTGTAACGCAGTGACTCAGATGACGCATGATAAACTCCTTAGTTAGTAGGTAACGAATGAGG